CCGTCGTCGGGTTACCATACACTATGGGATGATTCCCATTCGGTTGGTAAAAGAAAGGCGCGGCCTATACGGCCGCAACCCATCCACCCAAACCCACAACAACTACCCCTTTATAGGGTACGGAGCGACGGAGAGGTCGATCACTTCCTCTCCCACTCTCGCTACAGTTGTTGATTTTATCACCAAGCGTGGAACGCGTCGCGTAAGCCTAGATGTGTGGAGGTATTGGAAAAATACATCCCAATCAGACGAACGCAAACGCGCCGGCGCTGGCATAGCACGGCTTTGAATCATAACCCCAACGGAGATTGCTCCCCGAGGAATTTGATAAGCCTTACATATGCGGCGGATGGCCTTGAGTTGGGCTTTGTTCGGAGGGACCGTAATACACGGTCCGTACCTCACAAAACCGTCAAGTTCATACGCTGGTGGCCTGTTCTTGTCAACGAACTGCCTTAAGTTCGCCGCCCCCAGCAAAGTACGGGGGACACAAGACCAAATGCCTGACCTTAAAGTTTCAAACGGACCTCCATAAATGGAAGATAAGATCGCTACCTTGTTAAGGCAGACGATCAGATCATGAGGGGTTACTAGCCATCTTAAATCAAAGACGGTCACGTAACCCTCTCCATCCATGAAGTGGGCGCCGCATGATTCTCTATAACCAGTTCCCACGTTAGTCTTATCAGGATTAACGCGAAAACCAGCTATCGTCAGACAATCTATGACCGAAGGAGCGTCTTCAACACGACATATAATGTCGTCGCCAAAGACAGTCGAGTTCGGATCAAAAGATCTGGTGAGGGCTGTGAGAACTATGGTCATAAGGTCAAAAGTGAAGCCGTTGCCCATACTGCTAACCTTAGAGGGAATGTAATACATTCCGTCGGGTCCGAGGGTCATGTCTGACCTGCAAGAGAGTACTCTTTCGAGTACTCGCTTAGGGAACAGATATTTCACCAACCTTAAACTAATTGCATCGCTGCAATCAGATAAATCGATTGTCGCGACATTTCTATCGCTTATTCGATTCCTGTGCACATCTGCCAGGTGATCGAGATCGATCCCAAGCTTGTCTTTTAAACAAGATCGGAGACCTAGTCCAAGAGCTCTCTGTACAAGCATATTACAGAACGGCTCTAGACAGATAGACCGGTCCTTCAGATTGTTCTTCGGGACAGTCGACCATCTGTTGCCTTCGACAAATGTTACAGTTGAGAAAAGTTTAAATTTAAAAATCTGGAATGCCGAGTCAGGTTTTCGCCCGAATCGGGTCCATAATTTTCTATTTAATATCCTTTCGCTGTAAGACTTATCGCTGCAGTAGCGAGTAAAGCGCTTCTTCACGGCGTGCTTCAATGCCCTATGCTTGAACGCAAGTTCAGCAAAGAGATCAAAGCAATCGCTAGTGATAGTCCAAGCATCGGTTAGCTTACAAGCTACCGAAACGCGAGGACCAGTAGGCTCAAAAGATGAGCCGTTCGTGAAAGTAAGTGGTCCCATCCGAAAATCGGATAGGAGCTTATGCACGAACAGACGCGCTTTTGCCCAGTTCGGGCCTAAGATTCTTGGGACAGAATCTAATTCTGTGTCAAGATGGATCCATCGGTTCCAGGCGTCTTCACGACGTCTGCTGCCGATACCCCTTGTTGGTTCTTCGAATTTAGCCGCGAGCTTAGCTTTTGCAAAAGCATGCGGACGAGAATACTCGATAGAGTTGTTACTGCTATCGAGCCAATCTCGTAAACGAAGGTTGACAGCTCTGATTGAGCCTTGGAGTTGCACGGTTCACCTCCTGGTAGTGACATAAAGTCCTCCAGTCAAAGGTCCTGTAACTAACACTCTGAAAAGCAACTTGCTTTAAGGAGTAGTAATCACCGGAGCGGTTGCGGGGCGAAACCCCTGCATGACGTTTTCGGTCTCCCAAGTTCCCAATTGGGCTGCAAGCGAAACCAACATGTTGCGAAGGCGAGTCTTTGAGGGTAAGCTACCGCTTACGCGGATGCGAATACTCAAAGCGTCAAGGACAGACACGGACCCGACAGTAATCGAGTTATTATCATTTGCGATAATCTCGGTTGCGTAGTTGGGAACGTTTTGTCCACCCAGAGTTTTCTGGGTGACTGTTGATCGGAACCTGATAGTACTATCAGGCTTGGATGCCTCGGCGTAAGTTACGCCGGTGGAATCCTGCGATTTGACTGATAAGGTCACTGCTGACATAGATCCTCCTTAGGATCAGAATTATGTTATCGGTGGCGTCCAAATAATTTATGGACGTAATTGCCTAACAGGTTAGTAGACAAGACCGCAGAGTCGAGAGCCCGCTTCCAATTCAGGGAGGGGTTCCATCGTATGCGGACATCGCGTATAGAGAACAGCGTCCGTACGTATGAGTCGAAGTATTCACGTTGAATAATTTGACTCTCTTCCGGAATATTTTGATTCGGAAGAGCACCTACGGTAGGCACTGAACCAAG